GCCCCGCCCGCGGACGCGGGAGTGCCGGCTTTCATCGACGCGACCGGCGGGTACTCGGGGACATCAGCGGGGACCGGTGCGGGGCTCATCGGCGCCGCAGTGACCCCTGCCTCCTCAGCGGGAGTCGTGTGGCACTTCTCGGTGTGCACGTGGTCCTGCTTGCACGCCTTCGCCGCGTCATCCGCGTCCCCGTCGCCATCCCCGTCGCCATCGGCGGGCTTGTTCAGCCACGGGGGAAGCTTCTTGCCGCCCTTGGGCTTCTTCTTGCCCTTCCTGACCGGGGCGGGCTTCTCAGCCTTCGCCGCCTTCCCGCAGGCGCACGTGCCGTCCGTGCACTTCCCGCAGGAGCAGGACGCCCCGTCGCAGTTACCGCCAGCACACGCCGAGCAGGACTTGGTGAGGTCGGGCTCGGCCTCCTTCGCGGCCGGGAGGCTGGCGGCAAGAGAAGCGCCGAGGTCATCGACGGCCTTCTGCGCCCCGGCCTGATCCTGTGCCGCTTCCACGTCCGCGCCGAACCGGGCGATGGCCTCCAAGCCCTTCTTCACTGCGTCGTCGCTGTCCAGCGGATTGCTCACACCGAGTTCACGAGCCCTTCGTGCGATCAGGCGGCGCGCAGCCGCGACATCCCCGTGACCCGACCGGGCCAGCGTGGCAGCGTTATCCAGGTCACCTGCGTTCTCGATCGGGTACGACAGGTTCGGCAGGGCCTTGCCTTCTGAGGCGAGCCGGCGCCGTGTCGCGGTGTCGATGTCCCGCTTGTACACGGCTGTCTCGGCGTCGGTGACGGCCTTGAGGGCGAGGTCGTCGTAATGCTGGTCGATGATCTTGCCCTGGACGATCTTCATCAGGTCGTTCGGCGTGAACGTGACCGACAGGTCAGCAGGGGAGGGAGCAGACCACGTGTCCAGGCCGGGCCGGGCCTCAGCCGGGGCGGCGGTCTTGGTGAGCAGGTCGGCGCCGAGCGCCTTCTGGATCACCTCGTCGTCGCCGTACATCTTGCCGGTGAACTCGCACGACCCGTCCGCCGCAGCCTTCGCCACCTCCAGGAAACACGACCTGTTCGCCGGGGAATCGACCAGCGAGACCTCGACGATCTTGCCGCCGCTGATGATCCCGCCGCGCGCCTTCCCCGTCACGTCCCGCTCGATGACCGGGCGTGCGATGCCGACGCTGAACGCCCGAAGGTGACCTTTCTTGACAAGACGCTGGGCGACCGGCTCGTCCACGGCGGCCTTGAGCCAGTGGGCTCCGTCGCCGTCACGGTTGACATCGACGCGGACAGCCGACCCGGCCGGGTCACGCTGCGGGTTGTGCTGCACTCGGATCGTCGGGGCGACGGCCATGAACTCCTTGAGCGCCGGCCCGGACCACTCCGCCGAGACCCGCTGGTCATCCGTGTCGATCTCGGGGGTCGTGCAGCGGCCGTACACGTACAGGGTGTCGCCGTCCTCTTCCCACTTCTCGATGTCCGCGACCGAAACGCGGGTCAATTCGTCGGCGAGAGTTGCGGCCACACGGCTCCTAACGGGTGTCTAGCGGGTGACCGCCTCAGTGGCGTGCCACGATGAGGAAATGAGCTACTACGGCCCCTTGCGCGATGAGGCACGCAGGTACTGGCAGCTCGAAGCCGAGGAACGGGACCGGCGCGACTGGATCACCGACGTGAAGCGGAGGCTGGGGCTCGTCACGATTGACGACAACCCGGCCGGTCCCGGCTGGCACGCCCTCCCCGGCGGCAGCGCATTCAGGATGACGAACGACCTGCCCGCGCGCCAGGAGTGGCCGGTGCTACCCGAAGGGACCAGCCCTGGTGACTGGCAGGTCGTGAGCGAGCAGGCGATGGCCTCACGCGACGGCGTGAACTTCTACGTCAAACCGGAGGGCATGACGTTCGCGGAGTTCTGGGACTCTATCCCCTAGTCCTCGTCGCCGCTGTCCGGCAGTACCGGGAACTCGGTCAGCGCCATTGTCCTGACCGCCCACCGTTCCCCCGCATCGGGGAACACCGGAAGCACGTACCCTACGTCGGTCAGGACCGCCCCGTGGGCAAGTTTCACCGTGTACCCGGCTGCCTCGCAGGCGTTAAGAGAAGCAGCGAGGGAGGACAGGAGACGGTGGGCGTCCGGGGCTTCCTGCTGCTGCGGGGGGTCCCGCCACGTGCCGGACAGGACCGCTTTCACGGCCCGGTCGGTGCGGTCCTTGCGGTGCCGCTTCACGGGCCTCCTGCCATCATGGGCGGATGAGCGATGAGATCACCGGGGCTATCGTCCCGGCCCCGCCCGCAGCTGACATGCGCTACACCGATGACACCGCCGTTGCCCGCGTGTTCGTCCGGGTGGACTACGCCGACGGGCGGATCCGCGAGTACGAGGCCCGCGAGCCGCAGGGCTTCAGGCTGAACGAGGGGATGAACGCACTGGAAGCCTCGTTCGCCATCTCGGCGGGCGGCCTGTTCAAGGCACCCACGATGATGTCTGCGGCACTGAGCCTGTCCTTCGGCGCGCACCCCCGGTACAACCTGCACATCCGTACTGAGGCGACGGCACCGGAGGAGTTCACCTGTGGGATTCCCTCAGCCTCTCCCATTCGGCGACCGCCCGCTGAGCCGCAGCCTGCACCTCAGGATGGACCCGGCCCCGGGCTTCCCCGAGGTTCCCTCTAGCCCACCGCTTGACCGCGTTGATCGCCGTGGCAATCGCCTGGGACTCGTCCATGCCGGCGCGGCGCAGCGCGTGAGCGACGTGCTCAATGTAGTTGGGCAATTTCTGCGGGACCGGGACGTGCCTGTCGGGGGTCCGCCACAGCCCGCTCGGGCCGAGGGGATCGGGTGTCGCTTCCAGGCGGGGGGTCTGCGCGGACTTATCCACACGCCGGCCACCACGTCTGCCGGTAGGTGCCGCCCATGATGCACACCCTCGCCGTGTCCCTCTTGCCGCCAGCCCGGATCGTGATCCTGACCTGCGTCCGCGTGATGGGGTTGACGACAGGCATCGCGGCGCGGCCTTCACGGATAGCGGGAAGGTCGGCCTTGTCGATGTCCCACAGCAGCGGCGTGATGACCCGGTCCGGGTTCATGGCCATGTCGCCGACCAGTTCGTGGTGGCTGGCCGCGGTGAGCCGCATGGAGACGACATCGCCGCGCTTCGGCTTGGCCCATTCCCGGTCGCACAGGTCGTTGAACTGCCGGAGTTTCACGTGTTCCTCGGGTCGGAGCCGCTGTGGATCTGCTTGGAGTGGGTCTCCCGGGCTGCGGGCAGGTCTTTCGGGTCCACGTTGCCCAGGTAGGCGAGGACCTTCTGGCCCAGGTTCTCCCGTGCGACCGCGCGATGATGCCCGTCCACGATGAACGCTCTCTGGCTGCCCGGTTCCTGGACGAGGATCGACGGCGCGACGTGCCCGGCGTGGGCCTTGATCGCGTCCTGGAACTCCTTGACCTTGGCCGGCTGGTGGGAGGCGGCCCACTTGTCCTTGTCGTCGGTGTCCACCCTGTCCCACGGCACCCAGACAGGGCCCACCCATGAGGTCGTCTTGGCCTTCACCCACCCGATGGCGTCAGGGGGAAAGTTCTTCGACATCAAGAGATACACAGTTTCGCCATGGACCGGGTTTGGGTCGTTGAAGTCGGCCGGGCCGCCCTTGCGCACGTCAGGGGCGACGTCCGAGTCGTTCCCGGGGCTCCACCGTTCGACCTCATCGGCCGGATCGGTGACCTCAGGCTCAACCACGCCGGGCTGTGCGGGTCTGGGGGCGCGAGGCTGGTAGGCGCCGACGACTGGATGCCCGGCATCCTGCTTCGGCGCCCCCACTGTGCTCATGCCGGGGGTGAGGGTCGCCTGCGGTGGCGGCCACGCCTCATCGTGCTGGGTGCCCTGGTCCGGGAACCGTGACGCGGGCCGGTTCCGGGTCCGCCTGCGCGGCATCCGCGAATCGTCCGAGCCGCGGGGCGCCACGTCGCCGTGCGGTTCCGGTGTGGCCATGTCGTTGATGTGGCCGGGGGGCTCGTCTCCCGGGGATGCCCCCGGATACGCCCCTGGGCCCGCGTCAGCCCAGTGCTCCGGGTCTTCCGTCCCGTCGGCCCGGTGCGGGTAAGGCCACCTGCTGCCGACAGCCTGGAGGGCTTGCGAGGCGGGGGTTAGGACGAGTTCCTCCCCGTTCTCGTTCACCATCCGCTGCAGCGCTTTGCCGACGTGTTTCCAGTCGGCTGCTTCCCACTGGCGGCGGAACGCCGGATGCAGGTCCAGGTCCGAGACCTCGCCCCGCTTGAACCAGCCCGTCCCCGCCGTCTCCTCCGGGGTGGACCCGTTGTTGGAGGGCTGGAAGAACGGCACCTCATGCAGGTGAACCCACGTGGTCTTGTCCTCGTCCGGGGCGGTGAGGACGGCCAGCGGGGCACCGAGCGGGGGCAGGTCGCCGATCTCCTCGGTGCTCTCCCTGACCGCGGCATCGTGCGGGGCCTCACCCAGGTGGGCGGTGCCGCCGGGCAGCCCCCACCGGCCGTCAGGGCGCAACTGGAGCAGGTACCGGGTCTTCCCGTCGTCCGGGTGGCGGGAGCGGAGCATCAGGAACGCGGCACGGGACTCATCCTCCGCCGCGCTCTTGCCGACCGGGCCGAGCGGGAACCTGACGACCTCGCCGCGGCCACGGTGCACCGACAGGTGGGTGAACGTGACCGGGGTCGCGGGCAGCGGACCGGGGAGCGGCTCGCCCGGCTCCACGTACGCCAAGGTGACGTGAGGCTTCCAGTCCTTGTGCTCGCTCGCGGACAGGTCTTCCAGGGCTTCACGGAGCCGCTCGGCACCGGGGAGCATGACCCCGGCCCATGCGGGGACTTTCCCGTCGCTGCTATCTGACGGCGGGAACGTGCCGACGCCCTTGATCGCGCCGGCGAGAGGGCCGGGCATGGCCGAGGCTGCGGCAGCCGCCCGAGCGCATGCGCTGGCGAAGGCGTCATCGTCCACGTCCGGGCCGAGGTAGACCACCGTGATGTGATGGTCGGTCACGCCCCCCGGAACCGGGGTGACAGTGCCTTCGGGCAGGTCGAGGGAAATCATGCCCGAGCGGGGATTCAGGCTGTAGCCGCTGGCCTTGCCCAGGTCCGCCAGGGGCGGCTCGGCTTCGATGCCGCTGGGAGCAGGGATGCAGCGGCACGCCGGATGGGCCAGGCCGAGCACGCCCCCGGCGGAGAACGGCGCGTCCAGGGCGATGTCCCCGTCACCGGCCACGTCAGCGCAGATGTCACACGCCCCCGGTGACAGGAGCAGGTGCTTGTGGCTGACGCCGTGGTCCCGGTAGCACTGGATCGCCGCGCTGCTGATGGCACGGGCTACTTCGGTGCGGGCGATGAGCTCCGACCGGGCCGTGTTGTTCGCCAGCCCGGTCTTGGAGACCTGCGCCAGCCAGTGCTCCCCCTCGGTGCCGATGAACCCGCGCAGCGCCTCAGAATCCTCGCCCTTCACCGCGAAGTCCGCGGGCTGCCCTGTGACGAGGGACCTGGCGGCCGTATAGCCGAGGTTCCACGCTTCGCGCCACAGCGGTTCCAGGACCTTGCCGAACACGTCGCGCATCTCATCGGAGATCAGGTCCCGCAGGGTGCCGTTGGAGACGAACATGCCCCCCGTGGCAGCCTTCCTGCGGAGCGCGGATCCCCTAGTCTCGGCGTCATGGAACGCGTCGGAGATGAGCCGCTTGTAGGCGCCGACGAGACCGAGGTCCCGCTCCCAGCCGGGCCAGTGGACGGCGGCCTTCCCTATGACGACAGGCGCGTCTTCGCTGCCCTCGTGCGAATCCGCGACGCTCTTGAGGCAGATGTCGCCGGCCCGTTCGACGGCGGTGTCGATGAGGACACCTCGCGCCAGGTCCTCCGCGATCATCCCCAGGGCCCGCTCCGGGATGTGCTCCGTGACCCACGTGGTGATCTGCCGGCCTTTCCGCAGGTGCCGGGCCAGCGCCCCGAGTTCCGCTTCGACAGCCTTCTTCCGGCTGCCGGCGACGGTGGACCGGCTGGTCGTCCCCCCCGTCCGCGGCGTGGGTGACTGGATCGCCCCCGCTGCGGCAGCATGGCCGGGGGTGAGGGGCGCCTCCCGGTGGTCGGCGAGCGGCGCCGGGTGGCTCCCGTTGGGCTTGGTCTGCCCGCCGGCCCGGACGGTCGGCTGGCTCGTCCGCGACCGCGACGACGGCGACCGCTGCCCCGGGTTCGTCCCCTGACCGGACGGGGCGCCCCCGGTGATCGCCGCCCGGATCAGGTCCGGCGCCATCGAGAACGGCACCGGGCCCTGTGCGGTGAACACCACCGGCTCGCTGGTCTCCTGCAGTCCCCACGGCGGCAGGTCCAGCCACCCCCGCACCTCATCAATGGAGTACAGGCCGTTCTGGATGCCCTGCACGCCCCGGTCCACCAGGGCCTGCTTGTCATCCTCGGCCTGGAGCCCCTCGAACCGGAACTGCATGTCCTGCTGCCCGCAGATGCCCTGCAGGACATAGTCCATGACGTCGCACAGGTTCATCAGGAGCGGCTTGACGGACTTGCGGTCCTTCAGGCTCCGCGTCGCCGCCGACCCCAGCCGCACCCCCGACGACGTGCCCCCCGCTGAGGGGCCCGCCCCGGCGATGTTCGGCAGGATACCCAGTTCGTCAGGCTGGATGTCGAACCCCATCGCCACCTGGGTCTGCACCAGCAGGTCAAAACCGTCGGACAGGTCCACGGGCCGCTGCGGCTCGGTCTTGGAGTTCGGCGGCAGGACGATGACTTTCAGGTGGTACGCGGGGTCAGACGCGATCCCGTTCAGGGCGTCTTGGAGCTCGCGGATCTGCGTGGGCGTCATGTTCGCGTCGCCGGGCGAGATATACACGGCCGGGACGGTGCCCTCGGTGAAGTACGAAAGCTGGAACTCCTGCTTCTGCAGCCCGGAGATGATCGGCAGCAGGACCTGCTCCACGGGCGGGAACCCGTAGGGCGTCTCCCGGCGCGGCACCATCGGCGCGTACAGCATCGTGTCGGCGCGGAACGTGTTCACCTCGGCGCCGGACAGGCCGTAGTCGTCGATGTCCGTGCCGGCGATGATCGTCTGGTAGTCCGACCGGGGTACGCCGAACAGGAACTGCTGGTAGGCGGGCGCGGGGGGGCGGGGCCTTCCGCCGTGCATGTCCGCCAGCGGCCTCACGGTCGGACCTGAGACCAGCCTCATGCTGTCCAGGTCCGAGCCGAGCAGCCCGCGACCGAGCCCTTTCCCGTACTTGGGGCGGAAGATCAGGCACAGGGCGTCGTAGACGAAGATCTCCTCAAGCAGCGCGTCGAGGAAGCTGCTGAAATTCCAGTAGTCCGGGTCCGGGTTCCGGAAGAACCGGGTGGCCTGCGCGGCGCGTTCTCCGAAGTCCCGCATGGCCTTCGCATCACCCTGGTAGGCCTTGGCTGCCTGCGTGGTGAGCTGGATCTCCCATTCCAGGCCGCGGATCTCCTCCTTGCGGAGCTCGATGCACTTGCGGGCGACGGAGTACCGCTGGGCGATGACCCGGAGATGGTCGAACGACGCGAGAGCCAGGCCCTCACTGCGCGGCTGGGTGGGGAGGTTCCAGCCGACGGGCACCTGCCACCAGCGCGGGTCGGGGAACTCCCCGCCGGGCGGCGGCACGTCCACGGGCACCGGCTGGATGGGCGACATGGGCCCGAACGCGCCGTCGGTGAACGTCCGGGACGGCCTGGGCAGGAACGGCCCGTAGCCGGTGCTGGCCAGGTACGGGTTGCCCCACTGGGCGTTCGCGGCGACCGGGCTGATGCCGCCCCACCCGCCGGACTGGGGGGCCGGGGTGTACCGGGCGCCGCCGGGGACGGCTTTGAGGGCGGCGAGGGCGCCGGAGGCACGGCTCACGGTGACCTCCGGGCAGCTCGCCCGTGAACCTTCACGGGATGGCGGGCGTCTAACAGGGCGTGCGGGGAATCGGAGACCGCCTCATCCTGGAGGCGCTGCTGCTCCTTGAGCGCGGAGAGTTCCTGTTGCAGGCCGAGGATGTACTCGTCTTTGATGCGGCATTCCAGGGCGAGC